GAACATGGGTTCTTCACGAATCATCAACTTCACGAAGTCCAAGATCGCGAATGCGCAACATAGCTTCGGCAACAACCTGAGTATTGATCTGTACTCGGACGGTACAGCCGCGAATCAGATCAACGGCATGCAGGCCCTTGTGGCAGATGCCGGTACGGGCACGGTCGGCGGCATTAACTCTGTGACGTTTACCTTCTGGCAAAACGTTGTGCAGAGCGCGGCGGCGCCGCTGCAAGGGGGTTCGGCGATTACTCCGAGCGCGACGACGATTGAATCGTTGATGCTCCCGCTGTGGATTCGCCTGACTCGTCAAGGCGACACGCCGGATCTGATCGTCTCTTCGGACGACTACTTCACGTTCTACGAGCAATCGCAGACGAGCTTGAAGCGGTATGCACCGGAAGACAACGGCAAGGGCGGCATGGTGTCCATGAAGTACAAAACGGCGGATGTGTTCTTCGATTCGTCGGGCGGCATTCCGGCCGCGCATATGTACTTCCTGAACACGGATTACATGGAGCTTGTTGTTCACTCCTCGGCCAACATGGAAATCATGGACGAACTCAAGTCCGTGAATCAGGATGCCGTCGTGATCCCGATCCTGTGGCAAGGAAACGTCGTCGTGTCGAATCGCTCGCTGCAAGGCGTGCTCAAGGCTTAACAGGAGAAATGACATGACTACTGCTGCAAACATCAATAGCATCATTGGTTACCCTTACGCGGGGAATGCTAACAACACCACGGATGGCGGCCTTGCTGTTGAAGTGGCCACCGCGACTTCGGGCTATGTGCCACGCATTGCGGTAGGCACGGAAATCAGCGTCATTGACCCTTATTGGGGCGGAATGACGCTGGTGCGTCTCAAGATCGCAACCGGGACATCGCTAAGTGTCGGGAACGTCGTTACTTGGGATCACAACTTCCAAGCCGCAACACTTGCAGGTTCGGCGGCAAATACAGCGCAGTATTTGGCGTTCTCTAATTCGTTCATTCCGTCAAACGCGACTTATGTACAGTATGCATGGTTTCAAATCTCCGGAACTGCGCCTGTACTTAGTACCGGATCAGTCGGCGCCACGTCAAAGTTTTTCAGCAGTGCGACCGCTGGAAAACTTACGGGGACTGTCACTGCCGGTCAGCAGATTGTCGCGCTTGTGTCACGTGCTACGTCTGCGACTACGGTTGTAAAGGCGAACACGACGACGCAATCCGGTTCAACGGTGCTGAGGTTGTCGGTTGTTCCAGATGGCTGGTTTGTTGGCTTGCCTCTGTCTGGTACCGGCATCGCGGCGAGCACGACCATTACGGGAATCGATGCTGATAACCGAACTGTCACGATGAACAACGCGGCAACTGCTTCCGGTTCTGTGACAGTCACGGGCACATACAATGACGGTGGCACGAACCATTGGAACATCGGCGTATTCAATCGCTGTTTCCAACAAGGTCAGATCACGTAATCGTTTCATCTCCTCCCCTTTGGCCCCGGCTTGTCCGGGGCTTTTTCTTGGGCGTTCGTCTGAGCGTCCAGGAAAGAGTTAACACAGGAGAACCCTGATGCAAATCATGCTTGCCAGCGATGCTGTTCGCCCGTTCATCCGTTTCGAGACTCGTGCCGTTCAGGATCGCGCCGCATCTGAGGATGAAGGGCGCCCGGTCTATAAGAATGTGGATTTTGTTGTCCTGATGCAGAAGGGCAGCAAGGACGAGTACACGAAAGAAGCAGATGAATGGTTCTCGCAGAAGAAGCGAGAGGCAGCGAACGGGGCGTACAGCGCTGATTGGCTGAGATCCTTCCGCGAGGCTTACGACGCATGGAAGCAGGGGCGCGATGCGCCGATAAACGGGACTCCCTTGCAGATGTGGCCCGGGATAACGCCTGCTGAAATCGAGATGTGCAAGGGCATCGGGTGCTATTCCGTCGAGGATGTGGCGAACATGACGGAAGAGGCTCTGTCGCGGTTCCTTGGGTCTCGTGCTTTGCGAGACAAGGCGCGGGCCTACATGGCGGCTGCGAAGGATGCTGGGAAGGTGTCCGAAGAGAATGCTGCGCTTCGCGTGCAGGTGTCCGACCTGACCGAACAATTGCAGGCGATGCGCTCACGGCTGGCGGCTCTGGAAAATTCTGATGAGGCTCGGCGCGGTCCGGGTCGTCCTCGCAAGGAGGCTGCGTAGTGTCCCTGCTCTCGATGGTGACGCAGGTATGCCGGAGGATCGGCATTACTGCGCCGAACGCTGTCTATTCCAGCGCGGACCCGCAGATCATTCAACTGCTGGCGCTTGCTAACGAAGAAGGCGAAGAACTGTCTTCGCGTTATCCGTGGCAGTCGATGCGCAAGGAAGCGAACTTCACAACGGTCGCCACCGAGAGCCAGGGCAACATGACGACGCTGACGGGGGCGGACTTCCGTTACATCGTCAACGAGACGTTCTATAACAGATCATTGCGGCGCCCCGTGTTCGGGCCTCTGTCGGATGACCAGTGGCAGAATCTCAAGGCCATGCAGATCAATGGCCCGTGGAATCAATACCGGATTCGCGGGAATCAGATGCTTTTTATTCCGGTTCCTGCTGCGGGGCAATCCTGCTATTTCGAGTGGCAGTCAAAGAACTGGTGCAGTGATTCGACAGGCGTCACAACGCGCAGTTCGTGGGGTGCGGATGACGATATCGGCATCCTCGATGAAACACTGATGCTGCATGGTCTCGTGTGGCGATGGAAGCAGGCGAAGGGGTTTGATTATTCCGAGGACTTCGCCAAGTATGAAGCCCTAGTTGCGGATGCCGAATCGCGCGATGGTGGCAAGCCGATCTTGACGGGCGATATGAACAAATATGACGTATATCCCGGCGTTCTTGTCCCGTCGGGTAGCTGGAGCATTGCGCCTTAATGTTTCGTCCCGCTCGCTCCAAGCGTCCGCAGAAGCAGCAGATTACACGCACGGCTTCTGTACCTGCTCCGGTCGGCGGGTGGAATGCTCGCGACAGTCTTGCAGCGATGGACCGGGCCGATGCTGTCGTCCTGCAAAACTTTTTCGCGCTCCCCTATTCGGTGCGGCTGCGGAAAGGTTACACGTCATGGGCGACCGGACTCGGTGCTCAAGTAGAAACGTTGATGCAGTATCGGCCGCCTACGGGCGGCGGCTCCATGTTCGCAGCGGCAGGCGCCAATATCTATGACGTGACTTCTGGCGGTGCAGTTGGCGCGGCCGTTGTTTCCGGTCTGACTAACGCACGATGGCAGTACATCGATTTCGCGGTAGGTGGCACGTCATACCTGTACGCCGTCAACGGAGCGGACAATCCTCGTCTGTATAACGGCGTTGCGTGGACTGCTATTGATGGCGTGTCCGTTCCTGCGGTGACGGGCGTCACAACGACGAACCTCGTCAACATCAACGTTCACAAGTCTAGGATTTGGTTTATCGAATCTGGGACGCTCAAGGCATGGTATCTGCCGACGAATTCGGTGGGCGGCGCTGTCTCTGCTCTCGACCTGTCCGGGTTATGCGTTCGCGGCGGCTATCTGATGACGATGGCGACATGGACCCTCGATGCCGGTAGAGGCATGGATGACCACGCCGTATTCATCACGTCTGAAGGCGAGATCGTTGTCTATGCGGGCGTTGACCCGGCATCGGCTGCGACATGGCAACTCGTGGGCGTCTATGCGATGGGGACGCCACTCGGACGGCGGTGTGCCGTCAAGTATGCAGGCGATGTGCTCGTCATCACAAAAGATGGGTTGTTCCCACTATCTAAAGCGTTGATGTCGTCTCGCGTGAATACGAAGACGGCACTAACAGACAAGATTCAATCGGCCGTCAGTGAAGCGACGACGCTTTACGGAACGTCGTTTGGGTGGCAGACGATGATCTATCCGCCCGAGAACATGCTATTCCTCAATGTTCCGGTTGCGGTAGGCAGTCAGCAGCAGTACGTCATGAATACGATCAGCGGCGCATGGTCGAACTTCACGAACATGCCTGCGAACTGTTGGGAATTGTGGAACGACATTCTTTACTTCGGCGGGAACGGCGTCGTTTACAAGGCGTGGAATGGCACAAATGACAACGGCGCAAACATCGTTGGAGAAGCGTTGCCAGCCTTCAACTACTTCGGGTCTGCGACGCAGCAGAAGCGATTCACGATGGTGCGACCGCTCATCGCGACGGATAGCACGGCTGGCCTGTTGTTCGGCATCAATACTGATTTCAAGAACGTAACGCCCACGGGCGTGCCGTCGTTCGCTTCTGCTACGTCCTCAGTGTGGGACACCGCTATATGGGACAGCGGCACGTGGGGTTCGTCTGATCTTGAGATGAAGACTGATTGGCAAAGTGTGTTCGGTGTTGGATTCTGCGGTGCGCTTCACATGTTTATCGAGACCAATTCTGCAAACCTGCAATGGATCGCAACTGATTACGTCATTGAAGACGGCGGAGTGATTTGATGGGATTTTCTCTTGGCGGGTTGTTCAAGGGTGGCGTTACTGGTGGCCTTCTTGGCGGGATTACAGGGCTCGGGGCGCAAAATCTTGGGCCACTTGGTGCGCTGACTGGAGGATTTGGCAATCCGGTTGGGAAGCCTGACGCGCCTCAGCAACCCGACTACTCCGGACTTGCCGCACAACAAGGACAGGAAAACCACGCAACGGCCCGCTACAACGCGCAGCTTTCTAATCCGTGGTTCTCGAACCCCTACGGAACGCAACAAGTCGACTGGAGCGGTCGGCGGACCGGAAGCGCGGATGTTCCTTATGTTTCCACGGAACTGACCCCGCTCGGACAGCAGGCATGGGATTCACAGCAGCGGCTATCGGCGAACATGGGATCGGCGGCAGAGAATTCGCTCGGCCGAGTCAATGAAGCCTTTGCGCAGCCGTTCGATTACTCAAACATCGAAGACCTTCAGAACGCGGCATATGACGCGATGATGTCTCGAATTACTCCGACCATGAATGCCAGAGAGGACAGGCTGACAAATCAGCTTGCCAATCAAGGATTGACGGCGGGTGGAGAGGCTTACACCAATGCAATGCGCGACTTCAATTACGGCAGGAATGATGCCGAACGACAGGCCGCGCTGTCTGCGATTCAATTGCAACCGCAGATGTTGTCTTCGGCGCTTACGCTGCGTAACCAGCCGCTAAACGAGTTCAATGCCCTTAGGACCGGCGCGCAGGTGCAAGCGCCTCAGTTCCAAGGGTACCAAGGCTCATCGGCAGCAGCGGCGCCACTCTATCAGGCGGGGTCGGATGCCGGTCAGTATCAAACCGACCTCTATAACGCCAACATGGGCACGCGCAATGCGATGCTATCCGGGCTTTTCAGCCTCGGAAGTTCTGCTCTTCGCGGGGGTCTGGGTGGCTAATATGGCGCAAAACTTCCTTCCGATTCCTGTTTCCACATTGACGCCTGATGCTCTCGATGCGCAGAAGATCATGCGCCGACAGGCGCTAGCGGAAGCGCTCTTGCAATCATCCGCGCAGCCGATCAATCCGCAGCGCATGTCCGGCCGATTCATGTCCGCAGTATCGCCTTTTGAGGGCCTTGCAAAACTTGCAGAGGCGGCCATCGGAACAATGGAGCAGAAGCGTGCAGAGCGGCAGATGGGTGAACTTGCGCGCGGGCGCAACGAGCGATTTGCCAATTACTTGCGTGGCGGTCTTCAGCCTGGAGCGCAAGGCGCGGAGACCGGCGCGATGCTGGACGATGCGGATGCACCTTACGACCCGAATGGGTCCATGACGGCATCGGATCGTTACGCGGCCTCAGTGCGTGCGCCGGGGCCATCTCAGTATTCTGCCGATCCGACGAATGGATTGGCACTGTATGCGCCGAAAGTTAGCGTCTATGGTGAAGCGCCTCAGCAACAGGCGCCCGATCCTTTGGCCGAATTGCGCCGGCAATTGGCCGATGCCGTGTCGTCCAGCGCGATGGACCCGCAGACCGCTATGCAAACCCTGATGGGCGCGCAAATGGAACTGTGGAAGGCTCGCAACATGCCGCAGAAACTTGGCGAGGGCGAAGTATTTGGTATGCCTGGGCAGGCGCCGCTGATGGCTGGCCCGCAGAAGTATCGTGCACCGCAGTTCTTGACCAGTGGGGCAGGCACGGATGAGAAGGGGCGTCCGCTGGAAACGCAAATGCGATTTGATCCGAGTACGGGCGCGGCTGTGCCTGTCCCGGGGGTCAAGCCTGTCACCAAAGGCCCACTTGCTACGGCGAGTGCGACGGCTACCAATCAAGCGACGAAAGGCGTTCTTGAGGGTGCCGGAGATGCAGTCAAAGACCGCATCAAAACCGTTAGCGGAGCGGCATCAGCGGCTCCGAAGACAATCGAAACGATTCATTCGGTGCGCAAGGCATTGGATACCGGGAAGGTATCGTCCGGGCCAGGCACAACGTTCGGCATGGCGTTAAAGCAGATTGGCCAATCGATGGGAATGGGAGTCGATCAGGAGGCGCTTAACAAGACTCGCACCGTCATCACGGGCCTTGCGGAAATGACGCTGCAAGCGCGCGGCGAATTGAAGGGACAGGGGCAGGTTACCGAGAACGAACAGAAACTTCTGGAACGCGCTCGGTCCGGCGATATTGATCGGCTTTCAATCGGCGAGATCCGCACGATTCTGGATATCATCGAACGAACGCAACGTTACTGGTTGCAGGAGAACCGCAGCATTGTGGAAAAGCTCAAATCGCAAGGCGGAGCAACGGATGCGATTCCGTTCCTTGAAGTGGACGAGCCTCCGCAATATGGCGCGGCAAAGGGTGACGGCGGATTCAAGGTGAAGAGGTAACCGGCATGGCCGATTTGCGAATCTATGAGGTCGAGGCACCGGACGGAAAGGTCATCAAGGTTCAGGCTCCGTCCGATGCGACGGATGCGCAGATCATCGCCAAGGTTAAGCGCATGCGGTTCTCTAATGAACCGCCGACCGCGCCCGACCCGACTAAGGGAGGCACGTTAAGTCTCGCCGGATTGGATACCGGGATGGAACTGCCGGACGGCGTCAATCGATTCTTGGCGGGCGTCGGGCAGCACGGCACGGACATGGCCCTTGGCGCGCGGCAATTGATTCCCGGCAATGACCTGACAGACGAAGCCAAAGAGAAAGCACAGCTTGACGCGCCTCTGTTGAATACGACAGGGGGGAAAGCCGGGAAACTGACGGGGGCGCTTGTCCCTGCTGTCAGTACGATGGCGATCCCGGGAGCGAACACATATTCAGGTGCTGCCGCTACTGGTGCCCTTCTGGGGCTCTTGGAGCCGTCTCAGACCGGCGCAAGTGGGAAGCTAGCCAATGCGGCAGGCGGAAGCCTCTTCGGCGTCGGTGGGCGCGCTGCTGGGGAACTTGTGGGTCGGGTAGTTCAGCCGGTTACGTCAACGCTCAACCCGGAGCAGTCGCGACTTGCGCAGATCGCGCAATCCGCCGGCATTCCGCTCGATGCAGCCGCGCGGACTGGTTCCAAGCCCTTGCAGATTTTGAATGCGGTCATGGAGAACTTGCCGCTAACGGCGGGGCGTGAAGCGGCGAAGCGGAGGGCGACTCAGGAAGCGTATAACCGGGCGGT